CTCCAAGAGCGACGAGGATATCTCCGCCGAGTGGGTGGCCCTCAAACAGAAGGACGGCAAAGCCGCCTCTGACTTCTACAGCAAGAACCGTCCGGCCATCCTCCGCGCCGCCGGCCTACGCTGATCCTTTCCCCTCTCCAACCCAACCTAACTCCCTACTATGTCTAACAGCATTGGTGGCTTGACCCTCCAGCTCGTCGCTGAAGAGTCCCTCCGCACCCTCGTCCCCGAACTCGTTCCCCTGACGGAAATCGCCGTCACCGACTTCGGCAACTACGTCGCCGAGCGCGGCACCACGGTTCACACCCGTTACGCCGACGCCTTCACGGCCACGACCTTCAACCCGGCTAACGGATTCGTCCCTGCTTCTGCCACCTCGACCGACGTCCCCGTGACCATCGCCGACCTGAAGTATGTCGACGTCGCCTTCACCGACTACGAAGCGTCCACTCTCAGCCTGGAACGCCTCCGTCGCCTCTTCTTCGCCCCGATCGCCAACGCCGTCCAGAAGTCCCTGTTCGACGAAGTCCTCTCCAAGGTGACCGCCGCTAACTTCGCCTCCGAAGCCTACTCGGGTGCCACCTCCGGCTTCAACCGCATCGCCGTGGCCAACGCCGCCAAGAACCTGACCAAGGCTAACCTGCCCCACATCGGTCGTAAGTTGCTCCTTAGCCCCGACGCTATGGGCCAGCTCGTTCAGGATGCCTCTGTCGCCCAGACGTTCTCCTACGGTAACAGCGACGTCATCCAGAACAACTCGATCAGCAAGAACCTCCACGGTTTCAGCGTCTCCGAGTACAACGGTTTCCCGACCTCCGGCACCGCCTTCACCGAAGGTCTCAACGGCGTGGCCTCCTGCAAGGAAGGTCTCGTCATCGTGACCCGTGTTCCTGCTACCCCGACCACGGGCGGTGGCGAACAGATGGTCGTCCAAGACCCGGACAGCAAGTTCTCCTTCGCTCTCCGCTACTGGTACAACTGGCAGGCCGGTCAGCACAATATGTCTGCCCTCTGGCTCGTCGGTTCGGCTGTTGGTAACCCCAACGCCCTCCAGCGCATCAAGTTCAGCTCGTAACCTTTCGGGGGAGTTTAAAATCCCCCAAAGCGACAATGCGAAGCCCTCTCCCCGCGCCACGGGGGGAGGGTTTCTTATTTTGACAATGGGCTAAACCCATGTCGGGAATCACGGACGAATGGGCTGTAGACGCCTCGGAAATCCTTTCCGAGATCCCTAAGGCCGTGACCGTTAAAAACGTCCCAGGCGGGACGCCAGTAGCCTTAAACGCGCTGATGTCGCAGCCGGCCATCATGCAGGACTTGGAAACGGGGGGCTTTATGAACCAGACCTCGTTCGACATGAAGTTCCTGCGGACGGACGCCGCCGCCAATCCGGGCCTGATCGCCTTCGGGAATGTGGTGGCCTACGGGGGTCAGGAGTTCCGCATTATGACCGTGACGGACCGCACCCCCTCCGCCTGGGTCATCGTCAAAGTCCAGACCAAGGTGCAGTAATGGCCTTAGTGGTCACAGTCGCCAAGGGCATCAAGGTCGACTATACCCAGATGGCCAAGCATCTGGCCATTTACGCCTTGGTCATGCGTAAGACTTCAGAGGAAATCGTGAAGCAACAGGCGCGGTTGTTCGCCAAGGATATGTGCGACTTCACCCCCCCGTTCTCCGGCTCCCAGCCGTCAATCAGCAAGGGAGGCGATGGAGGTTTTGGCAACAAGGCTCGCAACAAGGGAAGGGACGCCGTCAGCCGTGACGTCCGTAAGATTTTTTCCCCTTTGCACTTTGCATCCGCTGCTTCAGTTGCGGCTCGTAATCATATCGGTGTCTTCTCGGCCTGGGCTAGGGCCAAGATGAAACTGCCGCAGGTGTCCGACCCCGGCTATGTCTTTCAGATGATCAAAGACCGAGGCGGCATCATCGGCCAAGGTGAGCTTGATTATTTTACTAGAATCATGGGAAACAAGGCCGCATCGAACGCCAAGTTCCTTCTTGGAACTACTGAAGGCAGGATTAAAAACATCCATGAAAGCCTGCGTGGGAAGCCTTCCTACAAGGTTTCAAAGATGCGTGATTCGGAAAAGTTCTACGTCGACGACTGGAAGCCCGTCGAGTCCTACATCAAGCGGGTGCAGCAGCGCGTCGGCAAACTCAAGTCCGGCTGGTACTACGCCGGCCTGAAACTCGGCAGGATGCCTACTTCCGCTTGGATTATGAACCAAGGTGCAGGCACATCTATTTATGTTCCACGTCTTGGTACGGCCCACCCTACCATCAAGCTCGGCTCGACCGTGGGACGAAACTACAGCCAAGGCTACCACTTCATGCGGATGGCCATGAACCACCGGGCCTTCGCCATGCGGGTGGCCATCGTCAAGCATTTGCAAGCCCCGCGCAATCAAGGTAAACTCCTAGATGTAATCAATCGCTTAAAAGGCTTCACCCTTACCAACACACCCTGATGCCCACTCCTACTTTCTTCAGTTTCCGAACCGTCCTCGAAACGAGGGTGGCCGATTACCTCGCGCCGCTGTTCCCGGGCATTGCCGTGCATAAGGGCGTGACCGACGACATCCGGGTCATCCCGATCATCATCGCCCACGCCGAGTCCAGCAGCAACATCGACGACCTCGGCTCCCAGACCCTCGGCAACTACAAGGCCAGCCTGAAACTCTACATTTACTCGTCCGCCGACGACGAGACGCTGGAAGTCCACCGGGCTAGGGTCGTGGAGGTCATCGGGGCCATGCGCGACGTACCGGCCCTGCAAGCCCTCTGGAACCCTTCGACCGACGGCCAGTTGTACGACCTGTGGATTGAGAACGACGAGGAAGGCATGAGCCAGCGACGCTACGGCAACGTGCTGGAATACACCGTCTGGGGCGTCATGCCCCCGTCTCCTTGACACTTGGCTAAACGCATACGACCATGTCTTCGATTGATTACGGTGTAGCTCACTTTTACGGACTTTATGGTACGGTCACCTATGCGACCCTCCAGTCCGACTCCCTGTCCCAGAGCTTCAAGATTGACGTCGAAGTCATGGACGAAGAAGGCCGTGTCATCACCGACCGCCTGGACGACCTCTTTCAGGAAATCACCCTCGACGGCGTTCTGAAGACCGGCGAAACCCCTGAACTCGGTTCGCGCTTTACCTACCTCGGCATCTCTTGGATTCTGAAGTCCCTTGAAGACAAGGGTACGAACAAGGACTTCCGCAAAGTCACCGTAAAGGGCGTCAAGTACCAGCAGATCGCCTAATAGGGCGGCATCCAAGATGGATGCTCGATACCTACAGGCTACGACCGTCCTGCCCCGCCAAGATAAGGTGTGCGGCAGGACGCTTCGTCCTTTCTGCCTTCGCCACCGGGTCGCTCTGGAGGCCATCGAGTCTCCGTTTTTAGACCCGGAGAAGCACCAGTTCAATCCCGTGCAAGTCGTCATGGCGGCGCGGATTCTGTCGACCTACGACAAAGAGGAGATGGCCCGTTCCCTGTCCTTCATTGAAAAACTATACATCGCCCGGATGGCCATGAGCAAGAAGTACTACTCGCGCTGCGTGGGTACGATCCTTGGCTGCATCAAGGTCTCCCTGTCCTACCCCAAGTTCTGGAAGAAGGAAGACAAGGGTAACGGCAAGAAGTACGAGGACATTCCTTTCCCCCTGTCCTGCGTGTCCAACCTGTGCCGCAACGGCGTCAGCCTGGAGGAGGCTTGGACGATGCCGGAGGGCGAGGCCGTCTGGATGTCCGTCGCCAGCGCGATCTACAACGGGGCCAAGATTGATATCATTTCCACGGAGCAGGAGAAAGATTTAGAGAATTTCGACGCCCGTATTGAAGCCTACAAAAAGGCGAACAACCTACCCTGACACCGATGGCCAACCTTGATCTTACAATCGGACTAGACCAGAGCGAGCTGGAGAAGGGTCTTGCCAACGCCGGTAAGACGCTGGGCGGACTTGCTGGTGCCGTCCAGGCGGGTAAGAATCCGTTTCAGGCCGCTGCTAATCAACTGGGGACGTCTCAAGGCGTCGGCAGCCTTCTCGGTGGCCCTATCGGTGGAATAATCGGTGCTTTCGTCGACGCCTTCGGAGCAGCAATCAGCGCGGTCATTGGAAAAATCAAGGACTTGGCAGACTACGCCCAGAATCTTCGTCGCCTATCGATTCAGACTGGTCTTTCTATTCAGCAACTGAGCAACATGGAAGGATTCGCCTCGGCCTTCGGGGTAAGCGTTCAGTCCCTCGCTGGATCGTTCACCGAGTTTACGCGCCGAATGGGTGAAGTCCGTATCAAGGGCGGCGAGCTGACCAACATCCTCGCCAAGATGGGGATTGGCATGGACGAGGTTGCCAACGGTACCTTCAACCATCAGAAGGCGATGATGGCATTGGCCGATGCATACGCCGCCGGAACGGACGAAGCCACGCTGCTTTACTACGGCACGAAGATGTTCGGCGACTCGTTCAAGGAACTTCTTCCAATCATTAAGTCCGGCTCAAAGGCGGTAGAAGAGGCTGCGAAACCTTACATGAAGGTCCGAGATGAAGCAGCAGGTGCATTAGGAAGATTTGGTCAAGATTTGAGCAACTGGTATCAGACTGGTAAAAATATTCTCATTAATCTTTTCGGTTCTGTTGTAGAAGAAATCGAAAAACTTCAATCTGATGTTAATAACCTTTTGTCCAAAGGTTTCTTCAATCCTTTTGAGTCCAAAGAAGACAAAGCCAAGCGCGTCATTGAAAACGCTCCCAAGCACATGACCAACAAGGAAATCGTCGATTTCGTCCTTGAGCGTTATTACGATGAAGATGAGCGTGATGAAGCCAGAAAGGAACTGGAAAAGCAGCTCAAGGGTAATGGCAAAGTCCTGACCCCCTTCGGTATGTCCGAAGCCGGCGCGGCTTCCCAGATGCAGCAGATGGGTGGCGGCGACATCTTCGGAGCCGTGGCCTTCACCCCCCTTGAACGGATCGCCACGGCGACCGAAGAGACCGCTCGCAACACGACGCCTGGAGCCGCTCCGGTTCCCCGCACACCTGACGAACTTTCACGATAATGTCCTCCACCTCCCTCATCCCTTACGGCGATAGCCTCATCCCGCCGGTAGCCCAACCGGGCTGGCAGGTCGAGGCCGACGGCTTCGGCCTTCTCCAGGCCCAGATTAAGTTCAAGTGGGACAATAGTGAGATGAACAGTTTCACGAGCGTCTTCGCCAAGGGAACCACGCTCGGAAGCCTGGTGTCCAGCGCGCCGAGCAACTTCCAGCAGATGAAAATCTGGAAAGCGAACATGGTCTACGATAAGGGCAATGTGTTGACGGTGACCGCCGACTTCTGCGGCATCGACCCCGGTGCCAACAGCGGCCAATACAGCAATATGCAGATGGTGATGACTGGGGCGACGGCTTCCGAGCCTATCGAGCATCACCCGAACTTCCTCGTAAGGAATTGTATCTCCATCTCGCCTGGCAACGTGCTGGCCGGATTCCCGCCTGCGTCTGGCTGGGACAAGGAAATCGCCACCAACCCTAACCGCGCACTTTGGACGCCCAAGGTGGTCAGCGGCGGTGCCTTGCAAGGTCAGCAGTTCGTCGGCTTCCTGCCCAATCAAGACCCCGCAGAGTACGCCGCCGGAAACATCAACATCAAGGCCGGCATCAAGAACTACTACAAACCATCCATCACCCTGCGCGGACTGTGGTATCAGGCTAATGAGACGGCCGCTCTCGATCTCGCTTCGTATGTTGGATATTGCACGGACGGTACCAGCATGGGTATGCCTGAAGCGTATCGCAAACTTGCAATCGACGGAGGTTACTCAGGAAACTTCCAGTATACGGCCTTGTTTGATTCCAAAATCAACCGAACCTTCCTTATCACTTCCTGCTCCGTAGAGCAATTCGGCGGCATCTATAAGATTACGATGGACTTCACCTTGTCTGGTATCTCCGGCTGGGACCCTGACGTATACCCGACGATGGTCGCATGAGGTCTCTAAATGGATTCAACAGCGGTTCGCTCGACGGGTCTTTCGCCGCAGGACAGCCCATCTCGGCCTCCGCGCTTAACAAACTGGCCAGCTCGGCGGACAAGTCCCGCTCGATGTTTTCAAACGACGTCCAGTTCATGTCGACTGGCGGAGGCATTGCCTACGGAATCCCGAATCAGGTCTACCAGCAGGACGGAAGCGGTCAGCCGGCCAACCTGTATCAGCAGTTTCAGTTGGAGGTCGTCAGCATCGAGGTCACGCCTGGCGTGTTCGTCAACAAACTGAAGCTCGCCAAAGGGACGGCTACGTTCACCCAGAGCAATATGCCCCGAGTGAAGCGCGGTGGCCATAGCGACCAGCGACAGGGGTGGATCAGCAAGTCCGCCGCCTTTGGTGCAGGCGTCACGTCGACGCAGGGAACGGACTCGTCCACCATTTGGATGGAGAACAACGGTTACTACAACATTACCTCGGCTGGCACCTACTACGTCACGATCAGCAAGTTCGATATCACGGACGAGAACGATGACACCGAATCCGTACTGCTCAACGCCCTAGCCCCTTGGGTTTCCATCTTCAAGGCCGGAGACCCCATCGAGTCGGCCATCTTCTCCGAGACCGGGCCGTCCGAATACGTCAACAAGACCAACATGGTGAAGATGGATGGCTATTCGGCTTCCGCTACTGGTGCCGAAGGCGACTGGGGCAACTGCCACACGACTTGGTTCAACCCGGTCAAGTGGGGCTACTCGGTCAAACTCATCGGCATCGTCACGGCAGCGACTCAAGTCGGCAGCGAATCTCTGGTGCTTACCATCGACCAGCACATCCTTGGCCCTATCGACCTCCAGATTCCTTGCCTCTTCATCGGCACGACCCTGTGCAATCAGGACGACCTGAACGAAGCGAACGACCCCTACAACCTGAACAGGGACTCCGACCCGCGCTGGTCTTACATCGTCAATGCCGACACCATGACTAGCCTGGAGACAATCACGGCTGCGAACGACGACTGGTATCAGGAGTTCGTCGGCCCAGCCGACTGGACTTCGATCAACTACATCGGACTCATCCCGGGAAGTTGTGCCGCGCAGGACGATGGCGACGGCGTCTGCTTCCCGTTCAAGGTCAAGGACACCAAGTACATCACCCCTACGGAGGGCGAACCTTACGCCGTTTACAATATCTGCCCCGGAACCATCAACAACCTCATGCCCCTCATCTACGACGACGTGTCGGAGACTTGGGTCTACATGGATACGATTCCGCAGCCCGAGATTGCCTTGGCGGCTGGCACGGAGACTTGGGTCGTCCTGCGCGTCGGCCCCGACCCGGCGACGAACGATTTCCCGCAGCAGACGCCTGGAAGCCCGCCCGAGTCCGACCCCTATCCGCGCATCTACACGCTGGACGCCGAGCCGCCGGCGGACACGGACGCTCTGGCCTATGTCATCCTCGCCAAGATTACCAAGCTGCCCGACGATCAGTTCGCCGTCGACCAGTACGTCACCGGCTCGCTATGGGGCGACCGCATCAAGCTCGGCACCCAGACGGCCCAATACTACTACGCCCGAATCTGATGGGCTTCATCATCGGAGACAGCCCGTTCGGCACTTGGGCAGCACTCAGAGGGGCCGTAATCCAGAATACTCCCCCCTCAAGGTATAGCCACAACGAGGTCTACCGTGACACCATCATGGCCTTCAAGACCATCGAAGGAAACGGGCTTCTTAAACGAGGTGTTACTGAAGCTTTCTTCATCGCCGACCTGACCATGCGGATTGACGGAACCGACTTCTATCTGGAGGCTAAAAACTTCGATAACAGGTATGAACCTATTCTCATCGGGGAGGATGTGACCAACGAATCTACCGAAGTCTACACTATCACGGCGGACGCCTTTGTCCCGCCTGACTATCAGGGCCTCTCCCCGATGCCTACGAGCAACACCATCGTCAATATCGGGCTGTTCGACCTGATTGAATGACCCCCCCTAGGGTCTGTTGACATACGGCTAAACCCAAACGGCAAACCATGTCTTGCACCAATCATCAGTTCAAGCAGGGGGTAACCTTCAACGGTGCCGGAACCTATGCCACCGAGCCGGGGTGGCCTGCTAACCTGACCGGGGTGACCATCGTCACCGCGCTGCGCGACTCCCGCAACAAGCTCCACTACCTCGACGTGGCCATTACCAGCCCGACGACTTTTACCGTTTCGTCCAACCAGACGCAGGAATGGCACCCCGGCACGGCCTACTGGGATATCCAGTTCTTCCAAAATACGACGGAAATCTTCTATTCGGCCACCGTCCGCCTGGAGATTATCCCCAACGTAACCCCTAACAAAGTTTCCACCTGATGGCCTTCACGATCAGCATCAACGACCAAGCCGCCTTTGAAGTCCTGTTCGCTGGACCTGCCGGCCCGACCGGCCCCCAAGGTCCGCAGGGTATTCAGGGCGTCCCCGGGCAGGGCGTCCCCGTGGGCGGCACGGCTGGTCAGGTGCTGGCAAAAGTGGACGGGGTCAATTACAACACCGAGTGGATCACCCCGCAGGACGAATACGCTGTCTGGGGTGGCATTACTGGCACCCTTTCGGCACAGGTCGACCTCCAGGCGGCTTTGGACGGTAAGTATTCGACGACCAACCCGGCAGGTTTCATCACGTCCGCCGCATTGGTCGGCTACGCCACGGAGTCTTACGTCAACTCGCAGGGCTTCATCACGGCGTCCGCGCTGACGCCGTACCTGACCAAGGCCGGCAACCTATCTGGCCTGACCGACCTCGCCTTGGCACGGGATAATCTTCAACTCGGATCGTCCAACGGACCAACCTTCGCCGGCGTCACCGTGCAGGGTGCTGGTTCCAACGTCGCCCAGCTCTCATCGACCGCCCTGAGCCTGAACCACACGGGCTACGGCCAGTTCACAATCCAGCCGTCGACGGGCATCACGTTCCCGGACAGCACCGTCCAGACGACCGCTTTCACCGCTGCACTTCTCTCGGGCTACGCAACGGAGTCTTGGGTGACGGCTGGTTTCGCTCCCCTTGTGCGTGGCCTTCCCGCCTCGGGTACTGTCGGCCAAGTCCTGACCAAAAACTCGGGTACGTCCTATGACGCCTCTTGGGCTACCCTCATCCCGGGCGACCGCTACCTGACGACCTCGACGACGAGCAACACCCTTAGCAATACGACTAAGACCTTCACGATTGGCACCGGCCTCTCTTACACGCCGACCCAAAGCATCACGATCTCTTACGATGCGTCGAACCATATGCACGGCGAGGTGCTGACGTACAACTCCGGCACGGGTGTGCTGACCGTGGACATCAATCACCACACCGGGTCGGGAACGTACGCCTCTTGGGTCGTCAACGTGGGCGGCGTAGTCCCTGCGGCCTCCGTTGCCTGGGGCTCTATCACCGGCACGCTCGGCAGCCAGTCTGACTTGGCTACTGCGCTGAACGCCAAACTGGATTCGGCCACCGCCGCCACGACCTACCAGACGTTGTCGGGGATGTCGGACTATCTCTCCAAGGCTGGCAACCTTTCAGGACTGGCTGACACCGAGACGGCCCGCACCAACCTCGGCTTGGGCAATATGTCCACCTTCGACGACGCGCCCGGTGACGGATATACCTATGGCCGAGTAAACGGAGAATGGGGCGTGGCACCTCAAGTCACGAACAACAGTCAGCTTGGTACTACGGTTACGACCGACGCCTCTTCTACCATTTACGTCGGAGGCGGTTCTTTCCCTCGCAATAGCATCATCCGCATGACCTATGCCGGTGACCCTACTGTTTATCTGGAAAACCCTGGCGTTTTTATTGCTGGCGATCAGGTGCTTTTTGTTAACCAGACGTCCGGGTATATCACGTTTCTTGACGATGGTTCCTGTACGGTTCTCTCGCCTGCTGGCCCGTATTGCGTTCCTACGAATGGCGTAGTCGCTGCGGTGTATCTTGGTGACCAACTCTGGGTGCTTTCAGGAAACCTTCAGGCCAGCATCTAACGACCGATGTTCGTCGCCCTTCCAGGCTTCCTCAGTTTGGCAGGCGGTACGGTCTACCCGCCGTACGGAACGCTTATCACGTCACAATGCTCTGGCTATAGCGCGTACGACTCCGGGTCGGAAGAATATACTGACGCCCTAGGCAATCCGTGGACTGGGATGTTTACCTTGTGGCAGGAATTAGCCGACGGTGCAGGCGGTTCATTTTGGCAGAGTGCAGGGAATAACGCCTATGACGACTACTCGTCTTGCTGGTATCCTGAAGGCTATTGCACATATAATGATAGTGGAAGCAGTTATGTTTATTGGGATGGCTGCGGGTCGTATGGAGAGTTTGGCCCTTATTATTATTATTACAATGTCGATTATGCAGATGGGGCCGGAGGCACTTACAACGAAAGCGGAAGCGGATACTACAGTCCGCCCGACGCCGGCGACATCATCTACCAGTCTGGCGAATCTAACTGCTGCACCGTTTATTATGACGGCGCGGGGGGCTACTACATTGAAGACTACTGCGGCGGCGGTGGCGAGTAAGTTATCCAAACTCAAACCCTTTTAACCAAATGCAAAAACCTAACCTTAAACAGATCGTCCTTCCCGTCGGCTGGAACGCCCTCGTCAACGCCGATAAGAAGACCGCTCTGGTCATCGGCGAATACAAGTACGTCTCCGAGGCCAACACCGCGCTGACGCTGATCACCAAGCCGACCGAGACCGATCTCAACGAAGCCATCGCCGCCGCCGGCCTAACCGCCATCTATCCTCCGAAGAAGAAATGATTTACCTCCTCTGCATCGCCGTCGGCCTGGCCGTTGGTTTCTACGCCGGCATCAAGAACGCAAACTCGGCCAAGGTCGAGAAGGCCAAGTCCATCTTGGACATCCTCAAGGGACGCTGACCCATGCGATTGCTCCTAGTCATCGCCTTGGCGGCTCTGGCTGGTTGCAAGTCCTCCACCGACGCCCCCCTGCCCAAGCAGCCGGACGCGCCGACGTCGCCGACGAACCTAGCCAAGCTCGACGACGGCATCGACACTAGGTCGAACAAAGTCGCCGCCTCGGTGACCATCGTGAAGGAGAACGCCACCCGTCCCGAAGTCGTCAAGGCAGAGTCGGACGTGGCCCTTTCATTCCTCCCCGCTCCGAGCGAATCGGAACTCGCCCTAGCCCGTCAGCGAGTGGCAGGTAACGGCGACTATGCCGCTGCCGCCAAGTTCGGCAGCAAAGTCCTAGCACAGATCACCGAAGCCCGGACGAAGATGGAGGCCGACCAGAAGGAAGCCAAGCGTGTCTCCGACCTGAAGGATGCCCGTATCAAGGAACTCCAGGCCGAAGTCGAACGGGTCAAGAAGGACTCCATGTCCCAGACGTGGACGCTCGTCGGTGCCGGCCTCGCCGTCATCGGTGCGTTGACGACCGCCTTCATGGGACCGAAGATTGGCGTACCCCTCTTGCTCTGCGGGGCGTTCTGCGGCTCCATCCCCTTCATCATCGACTCGCCCTATTTCGAGTACATCGCCGCCGGTACGCTCCTGGTCTGTTCCGGCCTCGGGCTCTGGTGGCTCGCCGATAAGGTACGGGATTCCGTACGTTCCAACGACCATGACCAGACGCCGCCAAAAGAGTAAGGTCAAGTGGGTCAAGCTCGGTCGCCAGCGAGCCTGGGGTCAGGCTACCATCGGCGAAGGGCTGATTGAAATCGACCCCCGCCTCGGTGCCAAGCGTCAGTTGGAGGTCTTATGCCATGAGCAGGTACACCTGACCTTCCCCGAACTCTCGGAAGCCCAAGTCGACCGCGCCGGCAAAGACCTCGCCGCCGTCCTCTGGGATCAGGACTACCGCCGAGTCCTCCTAGCCCCCAACGCCAAGCCCCCCAAGATTTCGTGAGTGCTGCCC